TCAGGGTAGTGTTTATTGATTAACTCAATCATTTTAATAGCACTGGTGATAATATTATGCGATCTACTCTCAATAATGTGGGTTGTGTCACGGTTAGTACCAAGTGCTTCTAATTCCTGCAAGAGGGAGCGGGTTTGTTTTTGCATATAATTATCCTACTTGTATTTATGCGATTCCAGAATAATTATTTCTTTAGTTGATTCAATAGTGACTTTAATTTACTCCCTTGCACATCAGCATGTATTGTTTTAGTCAACGGTTCTATCGTTATTTCACCTGTAGTTTGATCCACAGTATAATCCGTAACTGTAGCTTGTGGCTTTAGTGTACTCATAATGTCATTTGCGCTAGGCTTTGGAGTATAACTTTGTTCACCGTCAATGCCCGGGTCGCTGATACGCATAGTCTCAACATCATACTCTAAGTCAATCTTCTGACCTACACCAGTTGAACTACGACTTTTCATACATTGAATCTGATACTTGCCACGCTCACGCATACTGCGACTTGTGAAAATACCAAACACATTATCTGCTGTGTTAATCTTACTGATACCACCTGCAATATGACTATGGTCAAATTCAATCTCATCAACCGCAGTACGATTCAACTGACTTGCTGTTACTAACAGTATCCCAAGTTCTTTCGCAAGATTACGCAATTCCTCAGCAACATACTTGTCTTTGATAAACTGGTCGTTTGGATTGACTTTAACACTTACTGGCATAACCAAGTCTAAGTAATCGACCATAACAAAGTCAATCTTGATTCCAGTCTGTATCTGCACTTCTTTTAAATAAGCACGAATATCGTTTACATTACTTTGTGCCGGCAATGCTTTAACACGATACTTACCAGACTTCTTACCTGCCATCTTAACACGTAGTTCTGTTGTGTCAATGTCTTTGCGAATTGCTTTTGTACCCATCATGGTCAACATCGCATCAGTACGCAGACTTGTTAGTTCTTCACTCAATTCCAATGTGATATATGCACCACTCAATCCCATCTGCAACCAGCTTAGTGCAATGTTCATCATCACCAATGACTTACCTGAACCACTGCCACCTGCAAAGATATTCAACTCACCACGACTGAATCCACCATACAATAGTTTATCCATCTGTGGCCAGCCTGTAGATACTTGTCCACCACTGTTAAAGTATTTGTTGATACGACCTTTAGGGTCAGCAAAGTAATCTGTACCCATGTCTTTCTGTAGACTAATCTGTACTGCTTTTTTGATTAGTGACTCGACTGGTTCAAACTCACCCTTCTCAAGCAAGTCGGCTGCTTTAAGAATTGCTCGTTCTAGTTCTTGTCGTTTAGTGAACGATTCAAACTCATCAAAGAACCACTCGTAATGACCATCATTCAATTCTGGGATAGGCTCAATGTCTATTCCAGTTGTTGCTTTGATTTGTGTTGAATCTGGTAATACTCTATACTTGTCTGTATGAGACTTGAACAACTCAGCCACAGGTCTAATAGAACGGTCAAAGTTTTCGCTATTCATAATGTTCATTACACGGGTATACAACTCCGCGTTTGTAACCATCATCCTCAGAAACAGTTTCTGAACATCAGTTGTATATTCTAATTGTTTTTTAGTTTCCTGCTTTGCCAATTTTTTTCCTTCTCATTTCAATTTTTATTTTACTATTTGTTGCACATTGTAGTATACTTAATAGGGTAGGTAGTTTACCATACTTAACTACAGCGTCATTTACATCTTTTACATCATCATCCCAATCGGGTAGACTTACACTATATCCTAATTCTAATGCTTTGTCGCACAATGATAGTCCTGTACTATCTCTATCTGGAACTAGTATAAGTTGTTTGTTCAATGTACTAAGCAATAGTGCTTGGTCAGTACTAATGTCATTGTGCATTAGTGCCACACCATCAATACTCAATGCATCAAATATACCCTCTGTTACGATACATACACTCCATTCAGGTTTCTGCATATCAATATTGAATACATACCCTGGCTGTTGTTCATTAATGTACTTTGGGATTTTGTTATCTAAGAATCTGCTTGTATGTCCTACAATCTTATTCTTATATGTGTAGGGTATGATAACCCTGTTACCCATTCTACCTGGCTCATGTGGAGTGATTAAGAAAGGATAGTCATTACTATCTATCTTTCTCTTTTGCAGATATTCTACATATACTTTGTGCAATGAGTTATTCACATCAACAATCTCACCTTCGGGTAGATTGTGGTCATTGAACTTGATTTTTATCTTTTGTTTCTTTGGCTGTGTAAAGTCTATCAAGTCTTTTTGTTGTAAACTTTCTAAACTCCATCGTTTAACTTGATGCTCATCGATGCCAGACCATATTAACAGACTGCGAGTTTTTGTACTGATCGACCGACCCAATACAAAGTTACACTTGAACCCACAATTGAAACAATGCATACTCCAGTTATTGCCATCAAACTTGATGCCACCGCGCATTCTTTTATCCTGTCTGTGACCAAAGTGGGTACAGCAGATAGCGTTAAAGCTAGTCCAACCTGAACTTGTTTGTTTCTTTTTACCGGGTAATATAGACAGGATATCAAACATCTATTGATTGTAACACAATAGACACAGGAAAAGCAAATTATCTGGTCAAGATATTAGCTACTGCGCCCGCATTGCTAGTGAATTGCATGCGGATATAAGGATGAAATCCTTGTATCACATATCCAACGGTCTGAGTAACATTAGATACTTCTTCTGTAGTTGTGATATCATACCAATCGTTGTCTACGATACTACTACCTTGAATGGTCGTGTTTCCATAGAATTCAATGTATTCAGTTTGGATAGTTAGTATTGGATTGTTATTAGTACTTAATACACTTGTGGTATATGTCAAACTACTTCCATTAGCATTTGGGCTATTGGGGAATGCTTGACCAGTCGGTATTGTGATATTGTATGATGGTACAAAGTTAGGTAATACACTATTGACGATGTTCATCACACCACGAGCACCTGCATTTTGGTCTACAAATACAGGAAAGTCAAACTCATTGACTGGAATTTCTAACGTGTAGTAGCATTTCTGAGCCTCGATATTCTCAAGGTCCGCAGCATTTAAGAATAACGCACAGATACCTGTCGCAGCAAATTGCAATGTCAATGCTTTCTGTATCAATATTTCATTGCCTTGATAGTTTAATATGCGGCAAGTGATACTTTTCCCAGTAATATCTATGGGTTTTTGCTCCTGATTCAGAAACTGAAACTGTATTTGATTATCCACTCCCTTGTGTAGGGTTAATGGTTTAGCATAAACTGGCATATATCTCCTCGGTGAATAGCCTGACAATAGCACAACAATGTTGCGCTGGACGTAATAAAAAACTGATGTTGAATACACAAATGTAGGCTCCTATAACATATTTAGTATAATATATTAATTTAAATAACTTTGGTTACCCGATAAATAAACTGTTCACTATAACAATGATCCAAAACGAATTTTTCAATCGCTTAACTCAAAATCACCCTTTCATAACTGTGTGTTCGTATGCCAACCAAGATTATGTTGGAATAGTTCAAAACCGTGATGACATGGTGACTACCATCTACGACTATGGATCCATAGTAGACAATGATATAAAAGAGAAGTTTTTAGAACTTGGAGAAGTATGGTGGTGGGAAAGTAACAGACTTATACCCATCAATTTGTTCTTAAAAAATGAATGGTCTATGTTTAGACCTTACCTTAGGACCTTCAATAACAAAAGTCTAGTTATTGTTCATGGTCCAATATGCAGCATGAATGAATTAAGTAAGCGCCGTAGTAAACGCCGTAGCATCACCCTCGTTAAGAGAATGCCTTAACAAGTTCATGTGAACCGCAACTAGCCATGAATAGGATATGGCATGCGCTTTTTTGAACACATATCCATCAGTTCCCTTATCCCATACAGTTTTTGCTACTTCACGCCAAGGTAGTCCAATCAAATGCTTTTTACCGGGACGAATTACGGCTAGAAACATTGCTAATCTTGGGATGCTATCTATGGGTTCTGGCATCTTTTCTATGTTGTAATACTGATTGTTCAAGTGAATCAGTTTCTCAACAAAAGATTTATCCTTTAGTTTACTCCAATCAGGTTCAACCATCAATTCAGTTAGATGTTGTTCATCTCGTACATTCTCATATACATGAACATTCAATAAGTCAAGTTTGAAATAACCACGCTTCTCTGCTACTGTATAGTCAATACTAGCGATATCAAGCACTGGGTCATAGGGAATAGGTGTAACATATACACCTGTTGCATGTTTACGAATAGGATTGACATTACGCATCGCCGCACTTGTGTGCTTAATCAGTTCAAGTAGTTTATCTCTTGAACCAAAATCAATGTCAATATCACTATCTATCCTCATCTTGGTTGAGCCAATCCTGCTTTCATTAATTTCACATATGCTTGTTGCACAACAATAGCTTGTCGTTCAGCATCTTCTACGGCTTTGTGTGTCGTAACATGATTGCCGTCTTTGAGACTAACACCAGTGATATCAAATAATGTCCGTGTGTCTCTGACATTATAATAGGGCCATGGAGCAAGTTGACCAAATTGTCTCCAAGCATGTTCCATCGCAACAACGTCAAATGGAGCTCCGTGACTCCACGGTTTACCATGATTCCAACAAAACTTATACAATTGATCCATTGCCTCTTTGAACGATACACGGTCTCTGTCACCCATAGCTTCTTCGATAGCCTCTGGATTTTGTTTACTCCACCATTCTAATGTTGCTTCATTGATACTACGATTATAAATCTCTGTTTGATCCTCAATCGTAGGTCTAATCTCAATCTTGTCAATGATTCCTTGACCGCGTGGATCAAACAATACTGCACCAATTGTAAGAATCACACAATCTGGTGTTGTGTCAAGTGATTCAATGTCTATCATAATATCGGCCATAATTATCCTTTTTTACTTTTAGTATAGGGTGCTTCAACTCTTGGCATACCGCATTTTGCACAGTAGCAAGTTGCATGACTAACACTTCCGTTTGCCCATATTTCATCCCATATCTCCCAGTTAGTCCATTTATGCCAACCTAATCTACATGATAGTGATTGTATAGGTTCTAGTTCCTTGAGTATTCGCCAAGTGTTTCGCTTCTGATGTTTTTCACGCTTTTCCATTATGTTTGCCACATTTCATACATTGTTATAAATTTATCATCCCACAACTCTATTGTAACACATCCTCCAACTAAGGAGAAGTCCCAACCTTGGTGTCTTTCACCGAAATTTCTTCTCATCCATTTTACAATGACAGATGGATCTTCTTTGTGATACCTACAATCTCTGTTGTAGACTGTTTTGTGTCCAGATTTTGATTTACTGTCACGGCAAAGTGAGTCTGCGGCAGTGGGATATGCCTGTCTGAATCGTTCTGTGTATGTTGTTATTGCCATATTACCATCTCAATCTTGCTAAAATATAATCACGCTCATATCTAAATTTGATTTTGAATAACCAAATCTCATCATATACCCAAGTGTACACACAATGTCTATCTGGTTTTTGTATGTTTGTGATTATCCAATCTACTATCTCTCTCCTTTGTGAAAATGTTGTGTCATTTTCACCAAGTTTGATAACTAGTTCGTGCCATCCTGGCTTGATGTTTTCCCAATCTGTATCGCTCATTGAAACCTCAATAAGAATATCAAATACTTGTGTTCATCTATAATCTCGTAACCATCAGT